ATGGATAAAAATCTGCCCTATACCGCCGAAGAGGACATTGACGGTTATCGTCTGGTCACTTTCGGCACCAATGACGGCGAGGTCAAGCTGACAACTGCCGCCACTGACAAGGTCATCGGCGTCACAAATTACATCGGTGCCCTGGAAGGTACCACCGTTGACGTGAGCATTAGCAATCACGGCAAAGTCAAACTTTCCGGCACAGTTGCCAAAGGCGATGACCTGACCGCCGCCGCTGACGGCAAAGCTGCAAAGGCTGAAGCCGCTGGCTGTGTCTTCGGCATGGCGTTGCAAGACGGCGTTGCCGAAGATGTTATTGAATTTTTGAGAAAGTAGGAGAAAGCTCATGCCTAATCAAGCATTTGAACCTGATGAACAGCTGACCGCCATTGCGATTGGCTATAAAAATGACAAAGCGAACTATATCGGCGACAAAATTTTGCCGTATGTCCCGGTCGAAGCATTCAAATTTTCTTACAACGAATTCCCAGTCAAAGAGGGATTCTCTGTTCCCGATACCCGTGTCGGTCGCATCTCGGCCCCGAAAACAGTAGATTTCAGTGCCATTCAGAAAACAGCAATGGTTGAAGACCATGCTCTGGATGCCCTGGTGCCGTACTATGATAAAGAAGCAGCGCCGAAAAATTATGATCCCGAAGGCCGCGCTACCGAAGGCGTCACCGATTTGTGCATGTTGGCACGAGAACTGCGGGTAGCCAAATTGGTTAAAGATCCGAACAGCTATGCTTTAAAGCAAACGCTTTCCGGCACGTCTCAATTTGACAACGCCGCCTGTGACCCACTCGAAATTCTGCTTGAGGCTAAAGACAAAATGCTTGTTTCGGCTAACGCTCTGGTTATGGGCATGAATGTCTGGACAAAACTCCGCCTGAATCCGAATTTAATTAAAGCCGTTCACGGCACGGCCGGAGATAAAGGTGCTGTTTCCCGTCAGCAGCTGGCTGAACTTTTAGAAATTCCCGAAATTATCATCGGTAACAGCCGTGTTAATGCCTCTAATGAAGGACAAACGGCAAGCATTCAGCCTTGCTGGCAGGATTATTGCGGTTTGCTGTACATTAATACGCATGCCGATACCAATCAGGGCCTGACCTTTGGTTTGACCGGCCGTTATGGAGATAAGATTGCCGGACGTTTCTTTGACAAGGATATGGGCATGCGGGGGGGACTTAAAGTCCGTTCCGGCGAATCCTGCAAGGAACTGATTGTGTCCAAACAGTGCGGTTTCCTTTTCGAAAACCCGATTTCCACAGCCGCTTAGACAGGAGACAGTCGCATGAAAACCTTAAAAATCCTGCAAGACTGGCCACTTCGGCATAACGGCAAGGAATTAAACCGCGGCGACATTGCCGAGTTTGACGACAAGTCTGCCGACTGGCTGTTAGCTCGTCGCCGCGCCGAAGTGGTTAAAAGTCCAGAAACAAGCGGACAAACCACCGCCCAAACCGCCGAAAGTCCAAAAACAGGCGAAAAGGACAATCAGACAGAGCGACAGGCTAAAATTCAAGAAGCCGTCAATAAAATGCTGACGGCTGACCCGGCCGCTGCGCCTAAATGTCCGGACATCGCCGCCGCAACCGGCTTGCAGAATATTCGCAAGGAAGAACGCGACGCCGCTGTTGCCGCTTTCAAAGAAGCGCAGACCGGAAACGAAACCGCCGAAAACAAAGGAGAATAGCACAATGGGGCAATTATACGCCACCAAAGAAGATATGTGTCAAAGATTCCGCCTAGATGACTTAAATGATCTAAGCGAAAACGATGATGCCCGTCTGGCTGCCGTTTTGAAGACGACCAGTGCTTTGATTGACGGCTACATTGCCCCCCGCTATCGCCTGCCTTTGCAAAATAAACATGATGTTTTAACCGACGCAGCCTGCGACATTGCCTATTACAAAATGTATTATGTTGATGCCGCAGAGAGCGTCCGCCAGCGATATGAAGACGCAATCCGGCTGCTGAAGGACATTCAAAGCGGTAAAGCCCGTTTGAATGAACCAACCGGCACCGAAAGCAGCCCGCAGCGCAAAGTCTTTATCAAAGCAGAACCGCGGCGGTTTACCAATGATATGTGGCAGCTATGAGCGGCGTTTTCATAAATATTGACCTCAGCGGCCTGTCCAAACTCAACCGGACAATGGAAACCTTCGGCCGGAAAATCAAAGACCGGCGGGCCCTCAATCTGGCTTTGGCGACAACGCTGCGCGAACGTACGCGGAAAAGGTTTGAAACAAAAAAGACGCCTGAAGGCAAAGAGTGGACTTCTCCGCTGGTTCAGTCCGGAGATTTACGCGGCAAGCTCCTTATTGATGCCAACGAACAGATTGCTAAAGTCGGCTCTAACCTTGTTTATGCGGCAATCCACCAGTTTGGCGGCATTATCAAGGCAAAAAAAGGCAAAGCGTTAATGTTCACTGTTGGCAATAGAACACTGTTCAGGCGCAAGGTCACAATCAAGGCAAATCCCTATTTGGGCATTTCCGAACAAGATGAGACAGCCTTAGCCGATACCGTTAAAGTTTACGCAGAAGAGGCTTTGAAAGATGATTGAAAATATTGAAATCGCCATTTTAAAGCAGCTTAACGACAGCTTTAGCGGGGAAAAACCCGCATTAGGCTACAAAATCGAAAAAATAGACAGCTACAAGGCCGAGCTTTCCGATTTTGGCACCTTGATAAAAAATAAGCGGACGGCTGCCCTGGTTGCCTGCGGCGGTATTTACTTAAACAACGACTACCCGGAAGGTAACGAATACAATATCAGTATTCTGATTTACCTCTACAGCCGTAATTCCAAGCTAAACGAGTGCTCAACCCGCTTCGGCGGCATAGGGGCGGTCGGTCTTTACCGCATGTTGACGGATGTTATCCGCCTTTTGAACCGCAATGACCTCGGCATTCTTAGCTCACCGCTGGTATTAAACGATGCTCACCCGATTTTTGACAACAAAGTCAACAATTTTAACGCCGCCTGCTGGGAACTCGAATTCAAAGGCGTGTTTACAGACCGCTTTGCCGCTTATCCGGAAATGAAAGAGCCGGATTTGCTTAAAACCATAGCCGCAGATTGGATTGTCAGCGGTGCTAAATCTAAAACAGTTGTCAAATTTGAGCATGAAAGAGAGGAATCAGATGCCGAGTAAAATTTATATAAAACCCCGCAAACCCGAATTTATCGTTTTTAAGCCTAACGGCTGCCGGCTGAAAGCCGAAGGCGAATTCGTCGATGCCGTTCCATTCTGGCAACGACGTATCAATGACCGCGACGTTGTCGTTGCCCAACCGGCAAAATCGGCCGCGACCGTTTCTCCAACCACTAAAAAAGGAAAATAACCCATGTCTGTAACCTATAAAGAAATTGCCAATAATCTAAAGGTGCCGGGCGTTTATGCCGAAATCGACGCTTCATTGGCCCGCCGCGGCTTAAGCGGCAAAGAAAGCGTCGGCCTTATTATCGGTCAGAAATCCGACGGCACAGCCGAATACAACAAAGTATATCAGGCAGCCGACTTAAATGCCGTTTTGGAGCTAGCCGGGGCCGGCTCAGAAATCCACCGCATGGCCGCCGCCTGGTTCAAAAACAACAAAAGCAACGCTTTAAAAATTATGGCTGTTGAACAGAAAGAAGGCGTTGCCGCCACTTTCAATTTGACCGTTTCCGCCGACAAAGCCTCTGCCGGTATGATTAATTTGATGATCGCCGGTTATCCGGTCAGAGTAACGGTTGAAGCCGATGCCACCACGGATATTTTGCAAAATGCTTTGGTTGAAGCCATTAATGCCGAAACTATGCTGCCGGTATCTGCAGCGAAAGCCACCGGAGAAGACAGCACGGGCCAAATCGTCCTGACCGCTAAACATAAAGGCACTGCCGGCAATAATATTGACGTCCGTTTTAACTATTATGACGGCGAAAAAACCGCTGCCGGCGTTACACTTGAAATTGCCAAAGGTACAGAAGGTGCCGGCAATGTTTCATTGCTTGACGCTTTGGCTGCTCTGGGAGATGAATATGCAACCGATATTGTCACCAGTTACACAGACGAGGCTAACCTCCGCCTTATCCGCGCCACTTTAATCGAACGTTTCGGTGCCATGGTTTGCAATGAAAGCACGCTGTATATTGCGTCTAACGGTTCCTATGCCGAGCTGGCGACATTGTCTTCAAGCCTTAACTCCGAGCATATCGTTCTGGTGGAAAACTATAAAGCCCCGCAAATGCCGGAAGTCAGAGCCGCCGAGGTCGCCGCAATTTGCGCCTATGAAGCGCAGCAGGATCCTGCCCGCCAGTATCGCTCCCTTGTTCTTAACGGCGATTTGCCGAGCAAAACCCCGTTTAAGTCCGATGAACGCAATTTGCTGCTTAACCACGGCGTGGCAACCACTTTAACGGATTCGGTCGGCAATGTTACGATTGAACGCATCGTTACGACTTACCAGAAAAACGCAGTCGGAGCCGCAGACGAAGACTATCTGGATTTAACCACCGTCAAAACCCTCATTTACCTGCGCTATTCATACATCAAGCGCATGGGGGAGAAATTCCCGCGGCACAAACTGGCAGATGACAGCTACCCGGTAGAAGCCGGCCAAGCTATCGCAACGCCGACGGTCATTAAGGCGGAAGCTGTTGCTTTGGCCAGTGATTGGTTAAAAGCCGGCTTGATTGAAAACCTGGACGACTTCAAGGAAGGCATTGTCAGCGAACGCAATGCGCTTGATGTCAACCGCGTCGACCAACTGTTGCAGCCTGACATCATCAATAATTTGATGGTTATCGCCTGCAAAATTCAATTCAAATTGTAGGAGACTGATAAATGCCTGAAATGTTCTCAAGCAACAACCCCGATATTGTATTTGGCATTGCCGAAGTTAAGGCTGACGGTGAAACCGTCGCCAAAATTAGCGATGTCGCATTCAAACCCGCCGGCGTTCAGTTCGAAGACGACAACAACGGCACTTGCTTCATTCCCTCCCAGGCGGGAGCCGTCTTGAAATATAAAAGCCGGCTTTGCAAGGGGCAGAGCCTTAAAAATATCAACGCAAAGCATGACGTTACTGTTGTTATCACAGCCAACACTGGACAGGTTCATGTCATGCCGCACGCGGTTAAAATGAGCCCCAGCGAATTTTCGCGGGGCGGCTATGACGAAGAATTCCACTCATCAGAAAGCGAGGAGATTAAACGTGGCTAACTTAAAGTTTAATTTAGAGGACGGGCTGCAAATTAACGGCGCCGTTCACAAAGAAGTCGAATTGCGCGAGCTGACAGTCGGCGACATGATGGATGCCGAGGCTGAGGTTGAAGAATTGGTTATTGCTGAAGACGGCAAGCCGGTTTACAAAGTTTCGCCGTCAAAATTTGCCCATGAAATCCTGCGGCGCAGCATTGTCAAGCTTGGAGAACTGCCAATGCCGTTGTCTAAAGCCGAATACCGGCTGTTGTCCAGAACCGACTTAATCATCATGCAGCAGCACGCCGAAAAAATAGACAATCTAATGGTTGAAAAGGTAACCGCCCGGGGGCGAGCTAATACGGCAGCTTCCGCAGGTTTACAAACTGCTTAAGGAAGCTGTCAGCGGCGGCATTCCTTTTAAGGAAGCCCGGCACATACCCATGTCTACCCTGGTTTTATTAATTTACGGATTTTAACAGTGAAAACGATACGCACAGCGATAGAATTAAGCCTTCTCGGCAACATATCCGCACAAAGCAATGCGTTTGCCACGAGCTTTAACCGTCTGGAAAGTTCCGGGCGGCGTTCGCTGCTGGGTATCGCCAATGCTGCCAATCGGACACATTCAGCCTTAGGTTCGGTGTTCAACCGCGGCACAGCCCTGATTGGCAGTGTTGGCCTCGGCGTTTCCGGCAAATCCATGGCCGACTTGCAAACCCGCCTGACCCGCTTACGCATTCAGGCGGGCATAAGCAAAGAAGAAATGGAAAAGTTCAATAAAGAACTTTATAAAACCGCCCAGAACCGCGACATCAATATCAGTACCGGAGAATTGCTGTCTGCGATTGAAAAAATCGTCAGTAAAACCGGCGACATGAAATTTGCCGCCGATAACATGAAAAACCTTGCCTATGCCATTTCCGCCACCGGCGCCGCCGGACAAGATGTTGGTGCCATGGGCGCGGATTTGATGGAAAAATTCGGCATTAAGGATAAAAAAGACATTATCGAAACCATGGGCTTGCTGGTCAACCAAGGCAAGGCCGGCGCTTTCGAGTTGCGCGACTTAGCCAGCCAGGGTGAAAGGGTGACGGCGGCGTATGCTTCAACCGGCCGTATGGGCAAGGTTGCCGTTGCCGAAATGGGCGCCATGCTGCAAATGGCGCGTAAATCGACAGGTTCTCCGGAACAAACCGCCACCGCCTTGGAAGCCCTCATCCGCAACTTTAACGACCCGAACAAGCGCAAAATCTTAACCGGAAACGGCATTAAAATTCTGGACCCGGAAGATCCTAAACGTATGCGGTCAATTGTTGAAATCTCTAAGGATTTAATCAAATTAACCAAAGGCGACACGTCAAAAATCGGCCGAGTTATCGACCAAGAAGGCCTTAAAGCCTTAATGGCCTTGGTTATCGAGTATAAACAAACCGGCGGCTTTAAGAGCGTTGAGGAATTTTTAACGGTCAGCTCAGACCCTCAGGCTCTGCTAGACGATTCCAAAGAAGTCGCGCAGAATCTTAACTCCGCGATGATGTCATTAAGCACGGCCGTCAATTACTTTGCCAATACAAACCTGGCTAAACCGGTGCAAATGCTGGCGGACGCCATAAACAGCACCGACCCGGAAACGCTGCAGCAATGGCTTAAATATGCCGGCACGGCTTTCGGCGGGCTGGCTGCCGTTTGGGCGGGGTCGAAAGTTGTCGGCATGGGCGCCTCAGCCCTTGCCATGCTTGGCGGTGGCAAAGGCGGCGCGGCTTCAGTTGCCGGCAGCATTGCCAATATTGCCAGCTTGTCTCGCCCGCTGCCTGTTTTCGTCGTTAATAGTGATGGCCCGCAGCTGCCGCGATATGCTCGCCGTTACGGGCGCAATTCAGGCATTGCCGATATTGCCGGCTCAATTGGCGTTTCTGGCGGGCGTTGGGGACGCCTGCTTAAAGCAACCGGCCGTTTGGGCGCTATCGGCGCAGCTGGCTATGGTTTATACAGCGCATATAACGCCGATAATAACATTGACCGCGGCGAAGGTCTCGGAATGGCGCTCGGCGGCACAATCGGCATGCTTGGCGGCCCGCTCGGCGTTATGATTGGAACTTACGCCGGACAGAAAATTGGCGGCTATGTCGGTGGTCTGGTCGATGATTTCAAAAAAGCCCAAAATGCGGAAGAGGTCGGCAAAATTGTCGGGCGCGAACTCAACAAATTATCAAAAATCCTGCCGGGGGGCGAGTTTTTAAGCCAATACGCTGAAGCTGCGGCGGAAAAACTGGGCGGCGCAATCGGGCAATTCTTCGACAGCGTTACCGGCAAGCAAGAGCAACAGGAAGAAAAAATCAAAGCCAGGGAACAATCAACCCTGCATAAAATCAGTAATGAAATTAATCTGGTGATTGACGACCAAGGTGCCCGCCTTGTTCGAAAAAACACCAGCGAACCGCAACAAACCAAAATTAACGTTGATTTAGGATATACAAGGATGCCGAGCCATGCAGTTTGAGAAAGAAGACATTATCAAAATCAACGGTATTGAGCTTCACGCCCGCAATGACGATTGGGGGCAAAGCGGCAAAAAGTCCGATAATCAGGTGCTTTTGACCGATGAAAGCTCGTCACAGGCAACAAATTGCCAGCTTGACGCGGTGGATTTCCGCATAGAAGCCTATTATGTCGGCGCCGATTATAAAGAGGTCGTTTCTAAACTTTACCGGATTTACAAGCAGCAAAAAAACATGCTGCTTGAACATCATGACGTTGGCCGCGTCTGGGTAAAATTCTCTAATGGCGGCTACCGGGTCAAAAAAACGCAGCGGCGCTTGTGGTATCGGGAATTTGTCCTGAATCTGGTTAAAGCCAATGCCGCCGACCTTAAAATTCAGGTGGTCGAAGTTCAGCAGCTGGCAGAAGTCCAGTTGAAAAAGGAAGCCGAACAGTCTTTATTGGACTTTTTAAGCAAATTCAACGCTGATTTTATCATCGACAATATCACCAGCCTTGTCAAAAATGAAACGGTAAACAATTTATACGCACTTGCTGATTTAATATCCGGTTACGGTGCTGACAATCTGTTGGGTGGAATTATTAACCCGTTTGTCGGCACTTTTGAAAATATGACATCCATGGCCGGCGGCATCGGCGGAACTATTTTGTCTTACCTGTTGTTCGGCAGGTCTAAAAACGACCGTAAATACACGGCGGAGGAAACAAATTCTGAAGACGCAAAAAAATATTACCATACTTATATTGATATTGCTGACAAAGCAGACATTAACTTAAAAGACGCAGATCCGGAAGTTGCCCAAAACACACAGGCCGCAATCGACCTTATCAAACAGGCCGCCATTGTCAAGGCTTGCGAAAGCGTGGCGGATTCGCCGTTTGATACAAAAGATGAAATCGAACAGGCCATAAAAGAGCTTGAACGCATATCCGACAAAATTATCCATGCAGCCGAGAACGACAAAAATATTCAAAACGACATTCATAACACGGTAAACCGTGCCGTCGGCATTATGCAATCACATCCGGTTTGCAATGCCAAGCAAGTCGTTAAAAACATCAGCTTGCCGGCAATTGTCATCTGTCATGATGAACATTGCAACGAAGCTGCGTTTCTGAAAAACAACAAGATCCGCCATCCGTTATTTGTGCCGGCAGGCGTAAAACTGGAGGTCATCAGCAATGATTGACGTCTCAATAAAAGTTAATGGATACCAAATTACCCAGCTTGTCGATGTTGAAGTCAGCCTGCAACTCTATAATCTGGCCAATATGGCACGCCTGTCGTTTCATGACAAAGACAGCCAAGACTTGAAAAACGTAAAAACCATAATTGAAGAAAATGCCGAAGCCGTTGTTTATTTTGATAAGCAGCCGGTTTTAAGCGGCTATGTCTATAAACCGTCTCCGGAGTTTTCAGACAATGGTGCCGGTTTTACGGTTATCGTCACCTCTCCGGTCGCAAAATATATCGGGCAAGCGGTCATTGTCGGCAAAACATATTATAATCAAAGGGTTTCCGATATTTTGGCAGATTTGTGCCCTGATATCAAAATTGAAACCCGAGCCGACAAGGTTCTTCCCAGGTTTGTTACTTACGGCTTTGAAACAATTGGTAGCGTCATTCAAAAAATATGCCTCAAAACCGACACAATCATTTATTCCGGCGCATATGGGCAGCTTGTTGTAGACGAGCGTTCGGCCTATGCAGGCACTGCCGGCACAATCGCCACCGGTCAAAACGTCCTTTCTGTTAGCAGGGTTGAAACCAATGACGACGCTATCGTTATCATCGGCCAACTGCCTTTGGACGATAATGTCAGCTTAGACGCGGCAGTTTGTACAAAAATCACCTCAAGCGGCAGTAAAACCCGCCTGTTTTATGGTGATGACGTAACGCCGGCAGCCATATCCGCCCTTAAGTTTTGGTCTAAGCGCGTGCCGTTCAGCATTCCGAACTGGTTTGATAACGCCGGCAACCTGCTTCAGCTCAACAATTGGTACAAAGCAACAGACGCCTGGCATGATTTAAATCAGCCGATGCGGCTTTGTGCGCTCAATTTTAGACTAAACAAAAAAGACGGTTTTGCCGCAGATTTGGTGCTGGAGGTATAAATGGACAGCCAATTAAAACAAGAAATCATTGATTTGTTTGCCACTCTCATCAAACCTCATAATGACCGGCTGAATAATCTGTCACGGTTAGGTAAGGTTTTGTTAGTCAAAGACGGCAAAACCCAATCCGTTCAGACAAAAACCGCCAATAATGAGGTTGCCGATGTCAAATTTATTGAAGACTACGGATTTACCTGCAAACCCAAGAAAAACAGCGAATGCGTGCTGCTGAATATCCAGGGCAACCCCGGCAATGTCGTTGCCTTGGTTATCGGCAGCCGCGAGTTCCGCTTCAAAGACCTAAAAGACGGCGAAGTTGCCATGTATGATGACAGCGGCAATTTATTGCACTTCAAAAATGGCGGAAATATTGACTTTACCGCCCCAACGGCAATTAACCAAACGGCACCGACAATTAACATTAACGGCAGTTCGGACGTTAATATCACCACTAAAACCGCGGCTGTTCAAACTGAAACGCTGACGGTTGAGGCAAAAAAAGCAACGATTGACAGTCAAAAAACCACCATAAAGGCAACAACCGCCATTATCGACGCCACAACTGCCGAGATTAAAGGAATTGTTAAGCTGGCTGGCGGCGGTCAGCCGGTTGCCCGCGTTGGTGATGAGGTCGTTGTCGACCCTAATACGCACAAAGGCACCATAACAAGCGGTTCGACAGGAGTAACGGCCGGATGACAAAAGTTATTGATATTAATGAAATCGACATTGAAAACGTCACCGACAAGCTGTTGCAAGCCGTTTTAATCTGTCTGTCTACCGATGCCGAGGCAGAAGACGGCGAAATGCCGGCTTATGCACAACGGCAGGCCGGCGGCTGGTGGGGCGATGATGTGGAAACTGTCATTAAAGGCAAACAGACCAAATTCAGCTGGGGCTCTAAGCTGTGGATGTTATCACGCGCCAAAATGACCCCGGATGAAGCAGGCACGGCTTCGCTGCTGGTGGAAGAATGCCTCAGCCCTTTGGTGGAAGCTGGTTTTATTGCAGAAAACACCGTTACAACCGAACTTCGGGGCAGCCAATTGATTATCACAGTGCCACTTGAACATGAAACTTACGAGATAAAGGGGATAGAATAAAATGGCTTGGCCGGTAAAAACATTAACGCAGCGAATTGACGAAATCGAAAAGGCGTACGCTCGCTATATATCGCCTGACGAACTGCCTTTGTCCGTCCAGAAAGCGCGGTCACGGGTTTTGGCATACCAAATTAATGCACTTGAAGAATATATCAAATATATGTCCAAGCAAATGGTGCCGACAACCGCCGAGAAAGAGTATCTCGAATATCATTGTGCGGCCAAAGGCATTTACCGCAAACAAGCCGTCGCTGCGTTTGGTACATTAAAGATTAATGGTAGTGAAGGCATTATTATTGAAGCCGGTGCCATCATCAACCGCAATATTGACAATATTTCATACAAAGTTACCGAAACAATCACGCTGTCTGACGGCGAGCAGCTTATTAAAGTAGAATGCCTAACCCCCGGCGCAACCGGCAACTGCAGCGAAGGCGAATTATTTACCTTTGCTAATGCTGTTGCCGGCGTTGACACGCAGGCTACAGCCGATTTAATTGGAGCTGGGGCTGATGTCGAAACCGATAAAGACCTGCTATATCGCTATCTGCAAGTTATCCGTAACGTATTCCACGGCGGCAATGACAACGATTATATCAAATGGGCCCTGCAAGTTGAAGGTGTCAACCGCGCTTGGTGCTATCCTTGTGCGCTTGGCCCCGGCACCGTTATTGTGCGGATTATGACCCCGACCGGCTTTCCGGACGAACTGCTTTGTCAAAAGGTTGTTGCGCATATCAATTCAGTACGCCCGCCGACCTACAGCCGTTTTCTGGTTATGTCGCCAACCGGCAAGGTTATTAATATCGAATTGATGATTAAGCCGGATACGGACGAAGCGCGCAATAATATTGAAGCCGCCTTCCGCAGCCTTTTGGACGATTCTTCAGAGCCGGAAGGCGAGGTTTTGGTTTCCGCTATCCACGCCGCAATTTTGTCGGTGTCCGGCTTGGACGATTATACGCTTTTCCAACCGCAGACGAATATTAAATGCGGTTTGGGCGAGCTGGCTGTCTTAGGAGAAGTGACATGGCACTCACCGAGCAATACATAGCCGCCAGCAAAGCCCTGCGTCCCCGCGGCGTCATCTGGAAAGTTAAACCGGGCAGCGTGACAGAGCGGGAAATAAGAATTGAAGCCGAGCAGCTGGCCGAAATACACCAGTCAGTCGATAATTTGTTGTTGGAAGCCGACTTACACAAAGTCTTTCATCTGTTGGAAGAATGGGAAGACGTTTTTGAGCTGCCGCATACCGGCAGTTATGAAGAACGTCTGGCCGCGCTGAATGCTGCCGATACCGAAGGCGTTATGCCGATTGCCAAATATATCGAGCTTTGCGCTATCTTGGGGGTAACGGTCACAATCCGCGAACACCGCCCGTTTATGTTCGGCCTTTCCCATTTTGGCGACGGGGACGAATGCGGCGTCCCGGAAATCATCTTTTGCTGGGAAATCCTCATTCAAGCAGCGGTTTCCGATGAAGCTATCGAAAAAATGAAACTTTTTATATTCAAGCTGAAGCAAAGCCACACTTGGCTGACCTTTATTGATGAAAGGAAACAAGACTAATGAAATACTATCAGCCTTTGGGTTCTGAAGACGAAAACGCCAGTTACGCTAATTGTGATCCGGTCAATCATGTCTGGGAAAATAGCATGCCGGACGCGCGCGGTTTCGAGGCCTGCCAGCGAGAAATTGTCAATGCAATTACTGCCGCCGGCATAACGCCTGACGCCGATGACAACGCCCAGCTTGCGACAGCTATCCAGCGAATTGTCAACGGCGGCATCCGTTACCAGTCGCTTTACCAAAAATTAAAACCGGTAACGGGTGGCAATGTCGTTTTGGATGACGAAAAAATCATCGGTTGGGCGGAAGTTTCGTCTGAAACATCTTTCAGCTTTGATTGCACAAATGTCAGCAAAAAAGCTGACGGCGACATCATAACCTTTGAACTTTATATTGATATGCCGACACCGGTTGTTATCAATTGGCCTGCCATAACCGCAGAAACGCCGGCCGAAACGGAAGACGGCGAACCGACCGTTACAACCACGCCTTTGGTTGAATGGGGCGACGATAACGCACCGGATATGTCAGATCCTGGTTTATACCTGCTGACTTTCCGCTCACTTAATCATGGCGCAACTTGGGAAGGCAGTGTCCAGTGCAAATTTAAAGTACTTCCCGCCCCGGCATCTGAAACAGTTGAAAATTAAAAGGACAAGAAAAAAATGAGATTCGCAAAATTTATTAATAAATATCAAATTAAGTTCCCGCCGCTGTCAACGGAATCCGTGTCTAATTATCATTTAGCTACCCAAAAGCTGCTGGCAGACGGTTATAAACCTTATAGCGAGGGGCTGCCTATGCCGACAGATGGGCAACAATATAAGGCCTTTTATGTCGAAACATCAGATGCAATTATTCGCAAATGGGAACTTATCGAATTGCCGGAGCCGACCTATTCGGAAAAGCGGGCGGCTGAATATCCGCTCATAGCCGAGTATTTAGACGCGATGGTTAAAATCAACTCCGGAGACGAGGCTATGATTGCAGACGGTCAAGCCCAGCTTGATTTTTATTATCAAGCCTGCCTTGCCGTTAAAGCACGCTATCCAAAGCCGGAAGAGCAGCCGGAGGCAGCAGATGTCTAAGAAAAGTCTAAAAACGGTCGTCTTTAAACAGCTCGAAAAAATGAAGAGCCTGGAATTTCTGTTGTTTGTTTTTGGAATTTTAGGCTGGTGTTTGGCTTTGTTGGAACCGTCAGTTCGCGGAAAGTTTATTGAGATTGTGGGGGGCTTATGTTCAAAAATACAATGGTGATTTTAGGAATTTGCGCCGTCGCAACCATGTGTTTCATGAGCTACGAGCTCGGAAAATCGCAGGCCAAGGTTGAATTTGTCATTCAGGAAAAGGAGATTGTCAGACATGAAAAAAATTGTGCGGTTAATATTCTGGCTGAGCCTAATATTAATGATGATGCCATTGTTGAGCTGTTCGACAACGGCTTGCTCTAAAGCTGATTGCCTGCCTTTTCCCAAAGGCGGCAAAGAAATGGGTGGCGTTTATAAACGTCTGCCGGCTGCTGACAGGCGAATCGCCAATGAATACTTCAACCGACTGTATAAATTCAGCCAGTTGCCCGCTTTTTGCCCTGTGTCCGGAGAAAACAAATGACGATTAGAACAACCTTAATGCCGATGGCTAAGAAAGGCGAAGCGTACGAAGACGGCGAGCTGTTTTTTGAAAGCAACACACCCGGCACTTATACCGTAACGCCCAAAACAAACTGCTATTGCGAGGCAACTGTTATCGCAGCTGGTGCCGGCGGTGCTTATAACAGTTCAAGCAACCGCTCGTCTGCTGCCCCAGGTTCTTCCGGTTCTGGCTGTATTGTCAGAATCTGGCTGAAAGCTAGTATTACCTACACGATTAAAGTCGGCGAAGGCGGCGTTAAAAATGGTGGTGTTGATTATAACTGCTGGGGAGGAACGGGGGAAAATTCATCCATATCTCTGAATGAGACGCCGTTGATTAACGCGCCGGGAGGCAATGGCGGCCATGTCTGGTGGCCGAATGCCGCAGCGGCAGCCACCCAGCCGGAAGCCTGTTCTTTTGCGGCGGATAACGCCAATTTTGAAAAGATTGAGGTCGTGATGAACGAACGAGGCCGCTCCGGCGGAACATCGACCGGGCCCGGCGGTGCCAGCGTGTTATCCGGAACAACCCACGGTAAAGGCGGAAGCGCCACGCAAGCCGGCGGCGCCTCTGCTGCGACTGCAGGCAATCCCGGTTATGTGAAACTGGTTTTTGTAAAAGTAACTAAAAAATACTATAGACACGCTAGATGGTTACAGCCACAGCTGGCGGATAATGGCATTATGGGCGGCGAGACTTTTGCCGTTGCCTGCAGCACGCCCAAAGACAGTGCCTATCAATGTTTTAATAACGGCTCCGATTGGTCAGGCGGAATTGATACATATTCTAATGCTGCCCCGCAATGGCTCAGTTTCTATAATCCGGTGCCGCTGAAAGTTACCAAGCTAAGGCTCGGACAGATTAAAAACACATCAGAGCAGAACAACTATTACATCACGTCTTGGAAGATTCAGGTAAGTGACGACAACGCAGCTTGGACAGATGTTTGGTCAGGAAACGCAACAAAACCCGCCCAAACGCTTGTCGCTGAGATTGCCGACAGCGGTTATCATAAGTATTACAGAATATATGTTGGTTCCGCCAATTATTATTCAGGCCACCCTCGGGTCTTTTTCAACGGCGTTGATTTTGAGGCTTCAGAGAAAAAAGCAGCAACCGTTCAAGATTATGATTTTGTCGAATATCAATTTTCGACAGGGGGTGAAATGGCTGAAACCCGCGGAAACCTAGGGGGGGTGGGAACGCTCTGACTAGCTAAACCAAATCCCAAACATTAAGAATTCAGACTATTATTATAAAGGCTGCTCCGGCCAAAAGGCGGGTGCATGATGGGAATTCGCACAGCATTCAACCCGATGGGCGGCAGTGTCAAAGCCCAATTTGATGAAGACTTTGTGCTGCTAAATACGCAAACCCCGGGAGATTATCCGTTTAGCCTGAATGTTGGCGGTGTTTTTGACTTTGTGTTGGTCGGAGCCGGTGGCGGTGGATATGGCGATTATTTCAGCGCACCTGCCGGAAGCTCGGGAGCAGCTTTTGAGGGCGAGGTTTTCTTAGCCAAAGGCGATTATGTCGCCCGCGTCGGTCAAGCCAGCCACGGCAACGGTACGGCCACGGTGTTGTTAAAAGACGGTGTCCAACTTATTACCGCAGGCGGCGGTGCCAGTCGCTCAGGAGCCCCAGGCACATTAACAATTAGCCCTGATTGTCAGGTCATCGAAATCAGAGTTGCTTCAAACGGACGTCAAGGCGGGTCATGGTCGGCCGGTGCTTCCGTATCCACGACCGGATGGGGGCGCGGCGGTCCCGGTGTGTCATCATACGGCGGAGGAACTTCAAGTGGGGAATCCGGCGGTGCTATTATTAAGTATAAGCGCAAAAAATAAATAAAGGACGGAGTGTTGCCGCACTCCGCCGGAAGAACTCACGATTCTCCCAGAGAAAGCCTCTCGAGGCTGGCTTCCTACTCTTTAACACTTTAATTAAAATGTAGAAAGGAAGTAGAACAAAATGAGAACAGAGTCAACAAAAAAAGATATTATTAATTTTGAATCGGTTAAACCGCTTAATCCGATTGCTCCGTACCTTGGAGGCAAAAGGTTACTAGCCAAGACCATTGTTCCTATTATTGAAAAAATCCCGCACAATATATATTGTGAGCCGTTTATGGGAATGGGTGGCGTTTTCTTCAGGCGAAAACAAAAGCCAAAATGTGAGGCAATCAATGACATTAATAGCGAAATTATCAATATGTTCCGCATGGTTGAAAAATTCCCTAATTATTTGGCTGATATGCTCAAATTTAAGGTTTGCAGCCGGATGGAGTTCAAGCAAATGCTGGCAACCCCGCCGCTGCTCTTAACCGAGTTAGAACGAGCCGTACGATACTTATATATTCAGAAAAACGCTTTCGGAGGAAACACACAGCATCAAGCCTTTGGGTTAGATTTGGGCAGAACCGGAAGATTTGTTCCGGAAAAACTCATCCCGCAAATTCAAGATTTGCACCAAAGACTTGCCGGCGTTTATATTGAATGCTTGCCGTATCAGGATTTCATAACTCGCTACGACCGTTCGGACACGCTGTTTTACCTCGACCCGCCATACTGGAACTGCGAAAACGACTATGGCAGGGGAGTATTCAGCAAAAACGACTTTGACGAGCTGGCCAAACTGCTGAAAAGGATTAAAGGCAAGTTTATCATGTCAATAAACGATGTCCCGGAAATCCGCTGTATCTTTAAGGCTTTTTACATTAAGGAGGTGCAAACGACCTATACAACCGGCCTCCAGCCCGGCAAAAAGGCCAACGAGCTGTTAATCAGTAATGTCGATTTAAGTCGTCTGTAACGCGTTAAATGCCGAGGTTTGGTAGGTTTTGATGAATTCAGCCTTAAGCAATTTGTCATCTTGCCAAACTTCGGCGTATAAGCCGACTTGATAACAGCCCGACCAGTATTCCGGCTTGAGTGTTGTCAAAACCCGCTGAAATTCAGCCTTTGCCCGTTCGGCATTATCAATCACCGCCCAAGGCTCGCCGGACGCTCGAAACTCTTTGCCGTTCCAATGCGCATGATAGCTAATTTTGCGATTCGTCAAATTTGCCGCCAATTTTATATAATATATAGTGCTCATATATACCTCAGACAAATATATATTTAATCACTGGCATTTTAAAAGGTATGAAAGAGTCTATAAAAGAGCGGGTTTAAATACAGCGTATTTAAAAGATATGAAAGAAGCGAAAGGAGTGTTTTTTATAAAAAATTGGTCTAAAAAAAAGCGCAAAAGTCTAAAAACGAAAGAAAAACAGTCTAAAATCCCGCGGCGTGCTACAGATTGCCACGCAATCTCCTCAGTCTCGAACTCAACTTCTTTATTTATGTTGTGAGTTCTAACCGGCCTAATGCAAGCCAT